TTTTCGCTTCATTTTTACATACCTCCACGATTATTTCGCAGTTGTTTTCTTGTTCTGCCTTTTCTTTTGTGTTTATTCATACTACTTACCTTTTTAGGGTTTCTACCTATACTTGTACCCTTAAATTTCTTTTCGTAAACAATTTTAACTCCATACAGGCCTTTTTTTTTAGCCATTTATTTACCCCTATGTCTACCTCTTAAAAACTGAAAAAACGCTTGTGCGTTCTTCTCTCGGCTTTCTACAGGCATCTTTTTGCCCTGTTTTACTAAATTTTCTATTTTCTTTAAATAAACCAAAGCATCAATTAATTCTTCTTTCAAATCAACAATCCATTCTAGCATAGGTTTAGTATTTTTATGAATAGTTTTTTTAAATACTTTCATACCTTGTTTATGCCTTTTTATATGATCTTTTATAACTTCGTTTATTATAGGATCGTTTGTATATTTAGTCATTTTATGATATAAAATATTATGGGAGTTAGAAAGCCACTAGCCTGTAATCCACCATGACTACTTATTTTTTTTTTCATTATAATTAATTACCAACCAAATGATTATTGCACCTATTAAAATTGCAACCATACCCATAAAAAAAGCTAATATTCCATATTCAACTGTCATCTTTAAATTTTAATATAGGTTTTCTTTCATAATTTTTAATACCAATATGCTTCAAGTTACTTGTTAAATCTGCCCATATTTCTCCACCACATTGTGACCATAATTGACAAAAATAAAAATCTTCGCTTAAATATCTTTTAGTGTTTTCAGGGTCTTTTAGAATACCATTACCTTGTATTCCACAATCAAAAAAAGCATATTCTTCTTTACCAATAACTTCTGATGTTTCTCTTTCTTCATTTATTTTAGCTTGTACATCTGTTTGATATTTTATTAATGGATATTTATCTATAATAGTTTTAAATACTTTTCTTTCTATACACATAAAACCAGTTCCAGCATAATTTACTTTTTTAAAACCTTTATCGTTATCAGAAAGATCATATTTACCTAATGGAAAGTTTATACACCAACCTTGACTGGCATCTCCAGGTTCTATTGGTTCTTCATGTTTTATAGGGTAACCAGCGGCAGTTATTGGTTTGTCAAATAACAAAACTCTAATAAATTCTTGTGGGTGAAATATTATATCAGCATCTATAAAAAATAAGTGTGTATATTCTTCTTGTTTTAAAAATGTATCTACTAATTTATTTCTTGCTCTTGTAACTAAGCTATCTCTAATCCACATCATACCACAACCGATCTTAGCTTGTAAAAGTGTATCTCTTGTACTTATAATAGATGATATAGTTTGTAAGTGTATCTTTTGGTCAAAAGCAGGAATACAAATTAGAACATTTTTTTTCATCTTAAATCTCCAGTAACTATTTTATAAATTGTTCCAATAGGTTTTGGTAGTTTATTATTAGATGAACATGAAGAAAGTAATATTAATATAAATAAAAGGCAGGTGAGTTTGGTGGTTTGGTGGTAAAACTCACCCACCAGCTTTCGGTGTATCATTGTTTGAACCAAGATGGAAGCCCTAAATGCTTTCTTTTATCATAAATATTTTTATCAGCATCTTTAGATTTTTGATTATTATAGTGTAAAAATACTTGTGCGCAGTTATCTCCTTGAAATTCTTCTCTCCAATGTTCTAAAACCATACCTTGATAAACTAGCATATCTCCAGGTTTTAAATTAATAGATATACCTTTATTATTACTAGAAGCTGTATATTTTTTACCATCTGGTATGCCTACATTTTTTTTTGCTTCTAAATGTATAGGCCAAGGATCACCACCTAAATTAAGTGTTGTAGATATTTCACAACTAAATCTGTCTTTATGTCTATGTAATATATCACCAGTTTTATATATTCTTGCATAAGAATATGTTGGATTTAATTTTAATTTTGTATGTTTTTCCATTACAGGTAAAGTTCTAAGTAAAAGAGTTTCCATAGCTATATCTGCATAGTGAGAATATGTATTAGGCACTTGTTCATCATTCCAAACACCAAACTCAGTTGTAAATGGAGAAATATATCTAGTATCAAACAAAGTTCTAGCAACCTGTCTTTTCATTAAGAAATAATTATAAACAAACTCTGCTATTTGTTTAGGTATAGCTTCTTTAATTACGCAGTATTTATTTTTTTGAAAACTCATTTGATACTCTTTTCTTTTGAAATGCTTGTTTCGACAGCTTTTATATTCCAATGTATAAATCTAAAATCATCTAAACCAGCATCTACAACATATTGATGTGGTGTGTAACCTGGAATAATTATCATAGTACCTGGTTGTATTTTAAAATGTATTTGTTCACTAGCCAAAGTTATTTTACTTGTATCTTTTTGTGGTAATTTTGTCATTCTAGCACCCATACGAGGATCATGTATAACTGGTACAGATGTTCTTTCACTACATTTTAAAAAGTAAAAACCTGAAACGTGTTGATTCCAATGAACATGAGTATCGTGATGACCACCACCTTTTCTACTAAACTCTTGAACCCAAAATTCTGTAAAGTGTAAACTATGGTTTCTCAAATCAAAACCTTGCCAATCTAAAAATTCAAAACTTCTAGCACCACAAAAATCTACAAACTCTTTAGCTTGTGGATCATTAGAAAAACTTTCACTATGTTTAGATAAACCAAAATCACCTATAGCTTGTTTCCATTTTGGTTCTTTTTTTAAATTTTCTTTTAAATTTTTTTCTGCTTTTTTAATATATTTGTTTGTTAATTTATTCATAGATTTTAAAAACATAGGTGCTTGTGCTACCCATATTGGAGTAGAAAAATAAAACTCACTCTTAAAATCTACATGGTTTTTTGGTTTGTTGCTTCCACCTTGTATCATATTATCTAAAAGGATAACCTAGATTCCATATTACTAGACTATACCTTACTCCTTTCGTTACTGGTTTAACTCTATGCCATACAAAAGAGGGAAATACAACAAGACTACCTTTAGGTAATATTTCTGTACAACTTCTAATTGCAGGTTTTTTATCAGGGTCTTCATTTCTAAAATCAAATTCTAATTCACCACCTTTATATTCTTGTGGGTCTGTTAAAGAAACTGTTACTGATAATTTTCTAATTTTACCTTTTGTTGGACCATCTTCCATATATGGTTTATCCCAACTATCACAATGCCAATCATAATATTGTTTTTTTTTATAAATTGTAAATTGACAGCTTTCTGAATAATCCCAATCAAAATTCCAACCTGCATTGTTATTTGCTTGATGTATATAAGGTTGTATTTCTTTATAAATCCATCTATCATTTAACCATACTATATTTGAATCTCTTTTTTTTTTAAGATCAGCTATTTCATCTTTTGTAAGTGGGTTTTTTGTTAAATCTCTATCTCTTCCAAATCCACCTGTTAATGCTTGTACTTCATTTTCTTTTGAAGCTATACCATATTTGACAATATCATCACAAACTCTTGGTGGTATAGCTGATTGAAAATACCAATAATAATTAGATATATTCATAAGTTGATATTAATATTGTTTGAAGTTTGCTTGATTTATTTTCTGTTATATAAAATCTTTGCATACTAGGGAATATGATAAATTTATTGTTTTGTAAAGGAACATGCCAAGTTCTATTTACTCGTCTATTATCATCATAATGTATTACTACTTCTAGTTGTTCTTCATCATCAATATCAACTCCATATACACAAGTATAATCAGGTGCATGTAATAAGTCTAATGGTTCTACTAAATTTCTATTGTGAGATTGTTGTTTTTTATCAAGGATAATACCAAAGTCTAATTTTGGTATAAGTGTTTTACCATGTTCAATTCTAAAATGATCTCTTAAATAATCTTTTAACCATTGTAAAGGTTGTGAAAAAGGCACTTGATAATCTGTAAAAGCAAAATCTTTTTCATTATTACTTATTCTTTTTTGGTTTATAAAAGAAGTTATTATATCGTTTTTTATTTTTTCACGATTTATCTCAAAACCTTTAGGGCTATCTATTGTACCACTAACAATATCTATTTCAGACACCACCTGTTTCTTCATAGAAGATTATTCTCTTTCTTTTTTATCCCAACTTTGATTATCTTCATTCCACTCATAGTAATGAGTTTCTCTCTCTTCTTCTGTAAGTTCAGGTGCATCACCTACTGGTGACTGCCATCTTGCTTCTTCTTTATTAAGAACCCAACTAGCATAAGGTTTTTTACTTATGAAAATATCATTATCTTCATCATAAAACATACCTATACCAGCATAGTTTCCTCTGAATGCTTTTGAGTCATCACCTGATGAGTGTTTATTGCCTGATGTGTTGTAAGATGTTTTTTTCCAAAGTGG